TCAATATAATTAATAATATTTCAACACTTAAGCTTCAAAATTAAACTAAGTGATAATATATCATTAGTCCTCTGGAACGTGCCCATCAAGGTACGTTTCTTTTATTTTCGGATTGTCTAAGAAAATTTCTTGCTTGTCAAGTTCTTCTTTCTCTTTAATCATATCCTCATTAATATAAACGTGTTCGTGATATGGTAATTGAGAATGGTTTTCAGCTCGGTTAATAAGTTCTTCTAATCTTGCAATAGTCTGATTAGGAGTTGTAATATAAAATCCGTCTTTGAATGTTCCTTTAATAATATGTAAATCTTTATCATAGATTTTACCAGTATCAGGATCTACGAATTGATTATCACCGGGTTTATCACCATCATTTGTATTACCGCCGGTATCTCTACCGTCATATATGTCTCCAGTTTCCGGGTCTACATATTGATTTCCTGCAGGTTTATCACCATCATTTATATTGCCTGAAGGTCCTTCCGCTCCGGATATAACATGTTTAATAGTAGCAGCATCCCAAGAAAATTTATCTTTATCATTACCATACCAATAATAAGTTTGGTAAGTAAAGTTTACAGTAGCATTGTATTCTTCAAGAGTAGAAACATCAAGTTCTGACGGAAGTTCGTTATCTATATTACCGTCCCAAATAATTTTATTCCTAATAATTTGACTTCTATCATAAGGGTGATAACAAGATATACAAATATAAGGATTAAAGAAAGGTATAAAATTTCCCAAGATTTGGTTTAAGTCTTCTTCATATTGACAGAAGATTTTTACTTCAAAACCAAGGTTCATAGGTTGAGGCTGGTTTCTCCTGAAGTCATAAGAATAAGCTCTTTGAATTTTCTGTTTTTCTGTTAATTTAGGATCGTTAATTTGGGTTTGAGAATAGATTTTACCCTGAAACAAGAAAGGTCTATTTAAATCTACAACTCTATCTAAATCTCGTTCCATGGATGTACGAGATATAACAATTACCGGCCTTTGTTTAACTTTTGCCTTATTCTTAAAAGACTTAATAATTTGAGAATCGTGAGCATATTCAACAGGAATACGAATATTACGAGTTTTATTACCGTTAGGATCTTCCCTGGTAATAATAATATTATTGAATATTGAAATCATAGCCGCACAGGCTAATTTCGTTTCCTTATTGTAGCTTCTATACCTCACAGAATTATTTAATTAAATAGCATTATTAGTAGGAAGTTAAATTTAATAATTAAGAGTTCCTTTTATTTTCCAGATGGCAGCTAATGTAAAAGTCGTATCAAGAATACAAAATTTAAAATCAAGAGAAAACTACTCTGAGATAAATTCTATTTTGTCAACCTTTGCTGAGATTTCTCAGACAAAAGAAGCAAATTCTGTAATTGAACGCGCTTTTTCTAATATCATTAAAACTCAGCCATATATTGATGCTAATTGGTCCAATAACTTTTATACTGCCTTATTCAATACTCTTAATGGAACTCAAGTTAATTCGAATTTAGCATATGTTCCGACTGGTAAAACTGCCAGATTGGCTGAATATAATAGAATGGCTCAATCTGCAGAAATTAATGCCTGCTTAGATGAAATTTCTGATTCTGCCATTAATTTTAACGAAAAGAAACAAATAGTCGAGATTCAATTTAATGATGTAGATTATATTCCAGATGGACCAGAAGGACAGAAGAAAAGAGAAGAACTTGAAGAAAAACGTTCTATTCTTTATAAAGAATTTTATAAGTTTATTCAGCCTTTAAAACTTCAAACAAAGCTTCACCGTTATATGAAAAACTTTCTTAAAACTGGTGAATGCTGTTGGGAAAATATTATTGATCCTGATAACAAAGAAGAAGGTATCATCGATTTTAAATTTATACCAAGTCATTCGTTTGACTTTGCATATGATAAGGAAACATATGAAAAAGTTGGTATTTGGGTTAAGGTTTTAAAAACCAAAACAGGTTCGACTTTAAATTATGATGATGGAGGTTTAGCATCTTCTGCTTCTGTTAGAGGTCTTGGACCAAGTGTTCCTTATAACTCTTATACTGGTAATTGCTATGAATTAGGTTCGTTAAATCGTGTTGATGATTATACCCAAGGCGATTTATTATTCTTACCTTGGGAACAGGTTACTTATGTTGAATCAGGTGAGCATTCTCCTGACGATTTGATAGTTTATCCTTTAATTGAACAAGCTCGTAGACCATATAATCAGTTGGTTTGTACAGAAGACTCAATCATAATTTATCGTTTAGCTCGTTCTCCTACAAGACTTGTTTTTAATGTTGGTGTAGGTATGTCTAATAATTCTAAAGCCGCACAGCAAGTTCAGCAACTTATTAGAAAATATAATGTAGCAAAAACTTATAATTCAACTACAGGAACAACTAATAATACCAGAGATCCTCATACAATGACAGAATCGTTCTGGTTTATGAAATCGGCTAATGGTGAAGGAACTGATGTTACTGAACTTAGTTCTTCGGTTGATATGGGCGAGCTTCCTGACTTAGAACATTTCCAGAAGAAACTTTGGGCAGCTTTACATGTTCCTGCCAAACGATTTTTAGAGCCCGATTCTGCTTATGTTCGTTCCAATGACGGTATAGGACAAGATGAATATAGATTTTGTAAATTTATTATAAGGCTTTTATCTAATTTCTCTGAAGGTATCAAAAATTCTTTTATAGTAAATCTTCAGTTGCAAGGACAGTTAGAACGTCTTAATATTGATGAATCTTTCTTTGATATACATTTTGTTAATCCCCTTTCTTACGAGCTTTTTGAACAAGGAAGAGTATTAGCACAGAGAATTGAAATGTATAAGGCTATTACTGAAAATGAAGGTTTTTCTAAAGAACTTGCTATGAAGAAATATCTCAATTTTACAGATGACGATGTTGAAGATAATTGGGTTGCTTTAGAAAGAGAAACAGTAAGACAAAAACTTATTGATGCAAAAGCTGATGCAATCGTTGAGGATGAAATTGAAGCATTTAAAGAACAACTTAAAGCTGAAAGACTTGCTAAACAACATGAAGAAGATAGTGAATCTCATTATGATTCAACCGAAGATGTTGTTGATGATGCTTTGGATACAGAGAAATCCGACGAAGTTAAACAAACTGGCGTAGAGCAAATGGCTGATATGGCTGATCAACAGCAATCTCAATCTGGACAGTCGACCCATCAACAAGGCTCTTCTCAGCCTCAACAACAAACTTCAACTCAGCAAGAACCGGTCCAAACTCAACAAACTCCTCCGCCGCAGCAAGCTGAAATACAAAGTCCACAACAAAAACAATAAATAAACTTAACTCGAGTGTATATTTAGCACATGGCAATTACAGGAATTCCAGTACAACTTTTTTCAGAAGCAATGCTTCCAGTCGGCAGCTGCGAATTAGTTGTCGAACAGAAAAATTCAAAAGATAGACCTTTGCTTAAAATTAAAGGACCATTTCTTATTGCAGAAAAACGAAATGGTAATGGACGACTTTATCGTAGAAACGTTTTAGAAACAGCAGTACAAGATTATTATAGGGATTATATTACTCCTTGCAGAGCATTGGGAGAATTAGGACATCCTGATAGATATGAACCTGTTTTTGCTGATTCTTGTATAAAGATTGAGTCTATTAAGCAGGCAGAAGATGATCCTAATATATTTTTAGGAGAAGCGGTAGTTTTACAATCAGACCCTGAACGCGGTATTAAAGGTACTGGCCCTGGAGATATACTTGCTTCTATGCTTCAGTATGGAGTTAAACCTGGTGTTTCTTCAAGAGGTCTCGGTCAAATGACAAGGGATAAAATTATTGACCAGTATTATAAATTAGTGGCAGTTGATATTGTTTATAATCCTTCTGGTCCTGGTTGTTATGTTGATGGAATTCTTGAATCAAAACAATTTTTAATTGATGAGCATGGAGAAATTATGGAAAAAGCCTACAATAGGTTTGAAAATAAAATTTCTACATTGCCTCTCGTAGAAAGAACTGAATACCTTAGAAAGGCATTTAGTGATTTTATTAATGAAACTAAAAATTCTTAATAATGACTAAACAAGAAGAAATAACACTTTGTGGTAAATTTATCGAGAATATTAAAGCTGACAATAAGCCAGCTGCTCTCGAAAACTTGAGTAAAGTAATTGAATCTAAAATTAAAAATAAGATTCAAGAAAAGAAGCAAAATATCTTAGCTTCTAAAAAATTTTAAATTTGCGCGCATAACAAATGAAAAAATATCAAGAAAAAATTAATAAACTTTTCGAAGCGGTAGATCCTGAAAATAAGCTTCAGGATGTAAAGCAAGAATTTACACAGTCTGTTGAAGACCAAATTTCTGTCGAAGTTAAACAACAAGTTGAAGATAACGACCAGAAATTGGCTCAGCAAGAAGAACAGCTTAAGCAACAGCAAGAACAAACTGAAAAAGTTCAGCAAGAATGTGAACAGCTTAAACAGCAAGTTCAGGACCTTGAAAAAACTTGTCAAGAAAAAGATCAAGAACTTGAAAAGATAAAGCAGGAATGCGAAGATAAAGTTGCTCAAGTTCAGAGAGCTGCAATTCAGAATTTTGACCAGCAAATTGAAGCTGCTAAGTTAGAACAATCTGAAGAAGATGAACAGAAAGCAATCGAAGCTACTAAGAAGCTTACTCAGCAAATTGATGCCAAGCACGCAGAAGAAGCTGAAGAACTTAAAGAATCGATTTCTGATTTTATTGATACATTTATCGATAGAAAAACTTCATTACAGGTTGCTATTAATGCCGAAGCCCTTTCTGAAGCTAATAAAGAAGTTCAAAGCAAGATTGTTGATCTCTTGATTGGTAAAGAACTTTTTGAAAGCAAGGTTAAAGAACAGGCTGAAAAAATTATTGCTGAAGCTAAAGCATCTGCTAATAAAGAAATTAACGAAGCAATTGAAGCTACTAAGAAAGCTACTGAACTTGAAGATAAATTGAATGAAGCAGTTGCAGAAGTTAATAAACTTAAAGCTCAGAAATTGCTCGCTGAAAAGACTGCATTCCTTCGTCCTTCTTTAGCTAAGAGAATTTGTGAAGCTCTTGAAGATAAATCTATTGAAGAGATTGAAAAAGAGTTTGAAGAAGTTCAGGCCGAAGCTGAAAAAGAAGATGCCGAAAAACGTCAAGCTCTCCGTCAGCAAGTTCAGAAACAGCGTCAGCAAACAGTTGATAAGAAACTTGAGCAAGACGAAGAACCTGAAATTGATGAAGAACCTGAAGATAAACCTATTACTGAATCAGTAAAGGATAGTTTTATCAAGAGCATTAAAACTCGCATTAAACGATAATTTTTGTTTTCTTATTTTCATTTTCAATATTCCAGATTTTTCTGGAATATTTTTTTTTAATTTTTTAATGAATTTTATCAATTTTTGAGCTATTTCAGAGTTTATCTCATTTGAAAACAATAAATAAAATATAGAAGAAGCTGCAAAGCTTTTAATTATAAGGTTTTTAAGATTTTTGAAATCATGATGAGAATTTTATAATTCTTTATAACAGATATTTTAAGAAGCTTAGAATACATAAACACAAAAATATTTTAAAAAATTTAAAGAAACATTTAATATTATGGCATTTGTAGAAATTAATGAAGCCTATAAACAGAAGCTCGTAAAAGACTGGTCGTCTGTAATGGATGTTGATGGTCTTAACGACATTAAGAATGATGCAATGAAAACATCGTTGGCCCAGATTCTTGAAAATACTTACAAGGAAATGGTTAAGGGTGGTTTCAATCCTGCAGTTCTCAACGAATCGGTTTTCGATAACGGTATTGAAGGCACTATTATTGACGGCAGAACAAATGGTGGTTTGCGCGGTGGAAAAGGTAATGCTTTCTCTGCTGATCAGCAAGACTGGAAAAAAGGTGATATGAGAATTCCTCTCGCTATTATCCCTCTTGCTCGTCGTATGTTTACACAGCTCTTAGCTCACGAAGTTGTCGGTGTTCAGGCTATGGCAAGTCCTTCGGGTTATGCTGCTGCTTTCCGTTATACCTATGGTTCGGGTGCTAATAAAGGCAAAGAAATCATTTTCGGCGAATTTGATCCCTCGTTCTCAGGCACAACAGCTTATGCCGGTGGCATTGAAAAACTTGATGAAACAAACGATGCTGTTTCGGCTCTTGAAGCCTTTGGCCTCAAAAGCGTAACAAAACAAGTTGATGGCAAAAATGTTGTTTCGTTTGTTAAAGCCTCGGGTATGGACGTTGCTGATGGTGAAAACGTTTCGTTCAATCCTGGTGATGGTGAAACAAGCATTCCCCGCGTAAACTTCTCGCTCGAAAAGGTTCTTGTTGAAGCTAAGACACGTAAAATCGGTACATCGATTTCGATGGAAGACGCTGAAGACGCTTTGGTTTCGCTCGGTCTTGACGTTAATGAAGCAATGGTTAATATCCTTGCAACAGACATTAAGAACAGCATTGACCGTGAGCTCTTGCAGGAAATGGTAATTGGTACTATCGGCACAAAAGAAAAAGCTGCTAAATCGTTCTCGGTTTGGGATGCTGCTACAGCTGATGGTCTCGACCAGCTCGGCCGTTTGAGCGCTCTCTATACACACATTATGCTCCGTTCGAAGAAGATCCAATACAACACAAAGATGGGTAATGGCGCAAACTGGTTGATCGCAAGCTCGCCTGTTTCGGCTCTTATCGAACGTATTGGTGATTGGAAGATGGCTGAAAATGATGTTGCCGTTGACGGTGCTGCTATTGCTTATGCTGGTACACTTCGTCGTGGTTCGATCAAGGTTTATAATGATGCTCTCTCTGAAGCTCCTTATATCTTCCTCGGTTGGAAAGGTGCTGACATCACTCAGACTGGTTGTGTATATTGCCCATATGTTCCTGCTCAAATCCTCAGCGGTCCTGACACAGATAAGTTCGGTGCTCGCTTGATGGCACGTGCTCGTTATGGCATCGTAAACTCGCTCTGGGGTACTGAAAACTTCTATCAGTATATCAGCCTCAAGAACGTTGGTAATGAGTTTGGTACAATCTTTGCTGATACTGCTGCTAAGACTGTATTTGCTACACTCTAATCCTGAGTTTATATCTAACTAAAAAATTTAAGACCTTAGGTTTTCCTAAGGTCTTTTTCTTTTAAAAATTAAAGTCAAAAATTAATCTTCAGAATCTTCATCGGAAGAATTCAGTTTATTAGTTAATTCTTCCATATCTTCGGGAGTATAATCGTCTGGATTATCAGACATATTATCATTCTTTGCTTGAGCTATACCTTCTCTATTACAGAAATCTTCATATACTCTTTCTTGTATAGCTTTAAGTTTAGCATCTTGGACATTATGTTTCTTAATAGTATTAACAAATGCGCAATAACAAATACAAGTAAGATAAGAAAACGGATTACATTTAGGGTGATTTAAATCTATTCTATGCAACTGTTGGAGCATTTTATAAACACCATCAGAGATAAATTCATCTTTATAATAATAACGGTTAAAACAAGATTTTGAAGCATATCTAACTGCTATTTTCCAAAGCATTTTACCTAATGCTTCTGAAATAACACGTTTTTCCGGTTTTTTAGATGATTCAAAATATTTTCTAAACTCAGCATTGAGTTCTTTTGGAGCTACATAAAATTCATCTTCTGTCTTAGTTCGCTGGGAAACGATTTTCTTGCGCGGCATGATTGTTAAAATTTTCTATTTGTGCGAAGAAACAGGCGGTAATTTTGAGGAAAATCATGAAACCACTGAAATTGCATACTTTGCAGAAAATGAATTACCGGACATGGCACCGGAAAAATGCAACGAAGAACAGGTGCATATGTGCTTTGAAGCATATCATTC